TGTTCTACTTTGTCATTGAGGAGGGCATCGCTGGCGGTCATCCGTGCGGTCATCCGTTAGGTCAGCACTACCAAGCCCTATGCCATGTTTGCTATATGCAATCTTCGAGAAAGAGTTTGATTGAAAGACTACGCGATCTTTGGAGAAGGTGATGGCGCAACACTTGCTTCGCATCCGATGCGGATGGTGTAAACGCCCTATGGGGATCAAGCTCATTGAGACTGACGATCCAAAGGGTGAGACTACAGCAATCTGCAAGAAGTGTCTCAAAAATGTGAAGGAGAAGCTGGAGCGTAGGAAAAAGCCATGAGGGGACGGCTTTATAGTCCCCTCCTGATTTTATGAAATATGAAGTTTTTACTTACAATCGCTGCCGTTATTGGTGGGGTCATACTATTTACTACGTTTCCCTGGATCATCCTGATCTTTATTGGGATGCTAATACCTAGCTTGATTGACCTCAAATAATTATTTTATCCCTAGTCCGGCAAAGGGATTTTTCTTTTTCTTCTCTGTTTGGAACTGCTTGATTGCCCTTGGAGTAAAGGTACGCTTCAGTCCCTCTAGGCCTTTGAGGCCTTCTTTTGTTTTATATCGTTCTAGTAAGATCAGTGCTTTGATGTTTTTTGCGAGGTCATCTAAGAATGAGAGCAGCCGGGGCTCACCAGTCATCAGTGTTGGATCCACTGCACCAAGCAACGTAAGAGATTCACGCTTCACCTTAGAAAGTACTTGTCCGTAAAGTGTATCGTCTTCCTCGTCATCAAAGAGTGAAGAGATGGCTAGGTAAGTAACCATAGAGATTACAATAAACCGCATGGTCTCGCGCGATTCTCTACTCTTGAGTATGTCCTTACCCTCACGGGCTATTATTCTCTTAGAGAGTATTCTTATGTTATGAGCGGTTGTAATGAGGGTAGGAAGCGCCCAGGTTTTATATTGAGTAGATGCTGATCCGGCGCTGGTTGCTCCTACTATAGATTTAGTATCAGAAACGTGCCGGTAGCGAGCGCGCTCCAGTTTAATCTCCGCCTGCCGCTTCTCCGAAAGCCGCCCGGACTCAAACTCCTCCTTACTCATCTTAGCAAGTAGGAAGTCTATGTTGGCTTCGCGGGTTGCTTTGGTAAACGGAGAGTACACTCCTTCCATAACCTTGTCACCAGTACTCTTAGAGGCTTCTGTTATGGATTGCCAAACAGTCTTCCCGATAAGGGATTCGTATTCTTTTATTATTGCCTTCCCCTTCTTAGTTACCCGCCGGGCTCTAGCTATTGCCAGATCTTTTACCCCCAATGCTTGGATGTTAAGTACCGCCTCACCAACAAACGGAGTGACTGCTACCGGGATGTTAAGTCCAAGATCAATCAGAGATACTAAGTTCTTACCCATTCTAAGAGCAATATCAAAACCACTATTTTGTTTTATAGCACCACCAAAACTAAATCTTCTACCCTTCTTATTGTTCATCCATTCATTAAAGAATTTCTTGAGGGTGCGATCCATCTCCAGTCCACGTTCAGTGGTCTCTGTAGGGGCCAGGGAGTACACGTAAGCGTCTAACACTGGCACTACGGCATCTAATGCACGTTTCTTTTGAAACGCCGTCTGGTAGGCAATAAAGGCCTTTGCTGCATTCTGTGTTGGAACAAGCTGCCCGGATCTCTTTTGTGCAAACTGGAAGAACTTATGCTTGGCAAGGATGATGTCAGTATCACTTCCAATAATCTCTGCTGTCATCTGATCTAACTTCTGCTGTGAGAAGATTTCCTTAAAAGCCTGCAAGACTCCATCTTCCCTTACCGTCTCTAAGAACCCTCGCCTTATGTGAGTGTAATAACCGTCTATACCGTTGTGAAGAAAACTCATTGTCTGCAAGTATTCCAGAGCCTCTGTGTAGTGAGCATCTATGTAGGAAGCATAAGCTAGCTCTTCTTTGGTTAAGTTACTTGGATCTCTTTGTGCAACCGGTGTTTCTAGGTACTTAATAACCTCAGTATCGAGTGGTGCAAAGTAGTCTCCCAGTTTCCTTGATCGTGATGCACGTGAAGCGCGCGCAAGTTCAGTCACCTCACGCTCCATCTTCAGAAGGTTAGTATCAGAACCCAATAATGCTTCATGGGTCATCTTAACTAGGAGTTGGTAAAACCCATTCTGCTCCATCAGTGTTGCGTCCGGTGTGACCTTATCCCATGCTGAGACTTTAACCTTTTCTAAATCCTCTAGTGATACATTTGATTTACTTGCTATGTCCTCACGGATCTCCCGGATCGTGCGGGCTTCCTTTAAGTCAGTTGTCCTAAGCGTCTCCAGTGTCCGGGTGGTAAGGAATACATCGCCGAACTGATACTGGGAGAGTAGGTCTAAGTATGCCTCTAAGTCACCATCTGACATTTTGTCCAGTGTTGGGAGCTGGAGGGCTTTGCGTACGTTCTCTGATCGCTGTAGCTGCCGGTCATTGATGAGTGCTACGATCTCCAGTCTCTTCTGTAGAGTGTCTGCATACTGAGCCGCCTTAGCTTCTATATCATAGAGGAAGGCTTTATATTCAGTCTCCGTCATAAAGGCAACATCCTTCACACTGATCTGCTTGAGCTCCCGGTCAGTGAGTCCGAAGTAATCCCGGATCGCAACGACTTGCCTGCGGCGTACAGAAGTCCGGGTGCGCTTACCCAGCTCAGTCATGAATTTCTCCATCGTCACCTTCTGTCCTTTGATCTCTTTCTTTATAATTCCCAGTAATTCCAAGGTTGATGCAAACTCTCTGTTCTGTGCAGCCAATTCTAATTCAGCCAACTTCCTGACGCTTGTTTCAAGTCCATCTAAGTCAACATGCTCCTGAAGATAATCCTCCCCACTTTCAAATCCAGCCTCTTGCGCGAGGGTATCTATCTCTATCTTGCGTACCCATCCCTTAGCTTCAAACTCATCTAGGCGTTCTGTTTCCAATACTAAGGACTTACCTTTACGCTCCATGAGCCAACCGATCCCCATAACATCCTTAATGGATTTTTCTTTACGGAAGAATGGGTTGTTTTTTATACCGGAGAGTACCTCCTTTTTAAGTTTACCTTTCATCTCCGCATTAAGTATGGCAAGCTCCTGGATAGCTTCTCCTTCTTGGGTAGCGAGGAAGTCATCAAGCATCTTTTTACGCTTGGCCTTCAGACCAGTGAGCTCTTCCGGTTTTGCTATTTGCCGCTTAAAGGCAACACCAGTAGCACGGGATACTTGCTTACGCTCTACCACTTTTCCAGAAAGTAAATCATTATAGTGACGAATTACACTTGGTTGTTTCTTAATCCAACTTTCAATCCGGCTTTTCACACTGTTGTAGAAAGCCGCAATTTTACCAGTAAAGGTCTTACGTTTGGACACATAAGCTGCAAAGTTGTCTGCCAGCCATTCTTCCGGCCCAATTTCGGCAGTAAACTCAACATCGGGATTGCTTTCAACCACCACTTTAAACAAAGATTTGCGTTCTGCTGCTGTTAGATATGTTCTAAAATAATGGTGAAACGCTTCGTGAAGAGTTGTAAACTCAGACACCAAACCCTTTTCCTCTAGGATAGTAATTAAACCGTCAGCATACTGTCCATACACCTTATCAAGGGTACCATCCTTTCTTCTTCGTGGCTCAATCCATTTTTTGGTTAAAAATTCAACATCATCTTTACCAAATAAATCATCAAGTATTTTACGGGCTTCTGTTTTTGTAATATCTACTTCTGTTTCAGAAATTGAAAAAGCTACTCTTTCAGACAACCCCTTAATTTTTTCTGCCCGGCTTACTCCATCACCTGCTTTATATTCTACAATTTCCAGTCCATCATCATTGAGTAATTTACGTGTAGTTTCTGTTATATTATCTGGAACCACAGCGAATCTAAATTCTCTTGGTTGTACAACTCTTGTAAATTTAGTTTCAAAATATTGCGTAGGCATTTCTTTCAAAGAATTTCCAAATTCCTTTATTCGCTGCTTTAATTCTAATGGAACACCCTGAAATTTTTCATTAAAAAATCCTTCGTCAATACCAGCTAAATGCTCACCCAATGCTTCAGCGGCTCTATCGTATGCGATAAATTGATTATCATCAATGATCGTATCATACTGTTCTAATTTTTTTAGAATTTCACCAAACTCTTTTTCGTAACCTTTTTTCAATTCTTCAAAATCAGATCTACTTACTAGCTTACCCTGATTCTTTTTTATTTTTTCTATACTAGAAAACTTAGGTGCAATCCTTGATCTTACCGAGCCAAGACCATAAAAAAATCCTTCTCCTCCTTTCAAAGCATCTTTGGACATGAGTTTAGAAGCATTCTCTGCTGTAAACTCAAGATAGCGTCTCCTACCGGATGGTGTGAAACCGCCCCACAATTTACTTTCTATACCAGCCTCTTCTGCTATATTACTTATAAATTTTTGAAACTTATCTTGTAATGGTTCTACCAACTCTCTTATCTCTCCTTTATCAACAAAAGATTCTGGATCAAATTTAGAAGTATCTATACCTTCTTTATTGAGAAAAACTCTCATCAATCCAAAATCATTTTCAGCAGAATTATAAAAATCATCAGTATCAATTCTATTAAAATTAATACCTAACTTTTCCTCTACCAATCTCAATTTCTTGAAATCAGACACGACTGTTTTTACACCCGGAAATCTTGGTGAATAAATATCAGCAGCAAATGTTTTACCCCTGTCTGCAAATTTAGGATCTATTAATTCTTTTTCCGCTATCAAACTAATTTCTCCAAATCCTTCCAAAATTCCTTTTTTAGGATCAATCACGGCCAATGATGGATTAGCTAATCCGCCTATTTTTTTAGCTATGTTGAAATTTTTCTCTGATAAATTATGTACAGCAATTAAATTTCTATCACTCACTTCCTCAATCGTAAGACCTGGTACTTGTACCTGTTGTTTTACAACACTACCAAATAATCCTGTACCACCACCAATTAAACCACCAAAAAAAGCAGCCTCCGGTACACCTGAAAACAACGGTCTTTCCTCATCATAGGTACGAGCAACAGCGTTACTTACTATTTCTTGTAAACTCTCCGTGCTAGATTCTGCCACTATCTGACTTGTAACATCACCTATAACACGTCTTAATATACTTTTTTTAATTTGAGTAGCTGCTGGACTTCTATTCACTAGCTTCATTATAGGTAATGTCTCTAGCAATCCATTTATTACACCAGTAAACCCCATAGCTTTCTCCGCCTGCTCATCAGTTGCACCATGACCTTTAGCTTCGTTAAAAGCAAAACCAGCCTCTAGTGCAGCAGTTGTACCAAAAGTTAAACCACCCGCTACAAGTGCTGGAGCACCGGCTACTGCCGCTGGTGCTGCTACACCTAGCCCAGCTAATAAGTTAGGGATATTCCTTGCTACACCACGAGCTACCCAATTGGGATCCTTCAGTCCTTCTCTTAATTTTTTAGCATCATCAACACGTATTCCCACTTTAGCTAATTCACTATCTTGATCTGCTAATTCATTTAACCGCTTTGCTAATTGATCTGCTCCAACCTTTTTAGCACCCACTGCAAACGTTCGCTCAAAGGCTGAAGCTGTCTCCAAGATTCCTTGTCTAAAGGCTTCCGCTGTATCTTCACGCAACCCTTCCGGTCGTGTAATAACTAACTTCTTAGTAGTTCTTGCTACATCCGCAAAAAGACTTGTAATCTGCCGAGCTCTTTCCTCACGCTCCTGCTCTCTTCTTGACCGTATACTACTAGGCACATCTCTTTCTTTTTGTATTTGTTCCTGCACTGCTATTTCCGCCTGTACACGCTCTGGGATCTGTTCAGGTTCTCCGGGTTTTACAAAAGTTACCGGAGTTTCTGCCGGTAATCTTTCAAGTGTTCTCGTTGGGCCAGGACGCAAGCGTACCTCACCATCCTCTAATCCTTCCCCTACCCTAAACTCGAACGGCTCTTCTTCCTTAAATAAGTTTTTAACGGAATCAAATAATCCCATACTAGCCTTCTCCCACAAATTTACCCACCTTTCTTCTATCTTTATCTCGCTCTGCTCCCCGTTTCTCTAATGATTTAATACCTTTTCGCAAAGTTGCCGCTGACCACTGCTCCTCTACTGCTGTAGCCTTCAGTAAATCTCTGATCTTTGACACCTTAATATCCTGATCTAACTGTAAATCTATTATATTCTCTAGTACTTCTAGCGATTGTTCTTCTGCTTCTCTTTTCTCTCTTTCCTGCTTAAAGGCTCCGGGCTCACCCTTCACCCAGCGCTTCTTGTCTGTGTCTGAGAGTGCTTCAAAGTCCACGGAATCTTTATTCGGGTTAAAGGCTAAGAAGTTCTGCTCTGCATCCCCTAGCTCTGAGCGTGTGAGTCCAGCAACAGCACTAAAATCAGTACCAGTTCCTTTGAATCCTCTACCAATACCTGGAATTTCTATGGTAGATACAAGCTCCATCTGATCTGTCTCCGGATTAAACCGTGTGGTTACTTGCGTTACATTTCCAGCGCCATCCTCTTCAGTAAAAGTGAATAGACCTTTTTTAGTATCTAGTTGTTTTATACCCGTAAAGGTAGAATTGCCTATCTTAATTTCTTCTCCTTCTGAGAGCTTATTTATGATACTAAGAATCTTATCTGCTGCTTCTATCTGTGACTTCTGATCTGCTTTTGCTAGTGATAATTGTTCTGCATATACAAAATTCTGCACGAACCCTGCGCCAAAGCGTCTCTCTAGGGCTTGTTGATCTTGATCTGAGAGCGTACCACCGGTGAGGGAGAGGAGTTTAAGGTTCTCAAGAGCTCTATCCTCAGCTAGGTTTGCGGATTTGGCTAGTTTATCTAGGCGGTCAATCTCATTGTCTACCGCTTCTTGATCCTTCTCTCCAGCTTTAATCCGTGCATCTATGGCTTCAAGGATCATGGCCTGACCTTGAATATCAAAACTAAGCGCCACTTTAGCCGCATCGGTTATATCTCCTAGTTGATCGTTAAGAGCTTCTAAACTACGTGCAAAGTTGCCATGCACTTTAGCGAACTCAGACAACTTTAAGTTGGTCATCTTCTGTAGTTGGCTGGCATTAACCCTAAAACCTTTTACTTGTTCTAACAGTTGGTCTGGCGTGTCCTGTGCTGCACGTTCTACTGTTCTGAGGTTATCTCTAGCAATAGATATTTCTGTTTTAATATCCTCAATACTTCTTCCAGCCACCTCTTTAGCAAGAGCTTCTGAGTATCTATCAAAAGCATCACCCGGTTGATCAAACCCTTCTATTATTTCAGCCTTTCTTCTATGCAAACCACCCACTGTAGATCCATCTCGTCGCACACTTGGTTGCCGCTGTTGATCTGGCTGTCTTGGTGTATCTGGCCTACTTGGTAGATCTGTTGTATCCGAAGTATCTGGTGCTCTGGGCTCTTGTATTGTTTTTTCTAATTCCCTTATAGGAAGTCCTAATTTCTCAAGAGAAGATCCTCCTGCAACGTCTGGCCTTAGCTGAATAGGCGATACACCCTGCAATTGGTCACTATCAATTTGTTGCAAAAACCTTTGTCCCTTTTCCTCAAACACACCGAAGAGTGTTCCTTTCTCATCTCGCACAGCTTGCAATGGTCTTGGAGATCTTTCTGCTTCTTCATCAAATTTCATTATCTCTCTACCGTCTCCAGCAGCTACTCTAACAATGTCACCTCTCCTGCGGGATGCTTCTCTACCACGAGCTTCAGCGGCGGCTGTTCGTTGTGCTACTTCTTCTGGACTCAAAAACCGCGCACCTTCTGGTGCAGCTTCACCAGCAGCAAAAATCCTCTCACTAAATCCACTCTCTCCTGGAGTTTGAAAAGCTCTGAGCTCTCTACCGGGACGAGCTACTACTTGTTCTGCGCCACCGATAGTAAATCTTTTAAGAAGTTCTCTTTGTGATAATCCACCTAGCACTGACACGTCTTGGGTGCCAAATTGTTGTTGTATTTCCTCTGGAGTAAAACCTTGCTCTAGTGGAGTGAACTGCCCGGCTACACCAGCTCGTCGTGAGGGATCACGCTCAAGTCCGGTTCCGGGTTGAAATTGGAAAAGCTGACCTTCAACTTCAAAAAGCTCAGGTCGCTGCTCCTGTCCCCTAAGTGTTGCTTCAAACTTTGTTAGCAAATTCTGACCGGGGACATCTGCTATTTGAAATTGTTGTCGGTTTAACGTCATATATCTATTTTACCATGTTTAAGCTATATTTTGATTCTTTTCCAGAGTTATTGTACCAGCTCCTGCTGCTCCACCAGCGCCTCCAGCACCACCTGCACCACCAGTTGTACCAACACGAGTCAATCCTGCGCCGCCCGCTACACCTGCTGCGCCTGCTCCTGCGTGTGAACCGGCACCGCCGCCACCTTGACCACCAGCTCCACCTTCTCCAGATGCACCACCAGCGTCGGACGTTCCACCTGCTCCTGCTGCTCCAGCCGCTCCTGCTGCTCCTGCTGTTGCAGTTGTTGTGCCGCCAGCAGTGAAGTTATCAGTACCATTGAAAAGGATGTAGGCCATACCACCGCCTCCTCCTCCGCCTCCTCCTCCGCCGCCGCCTCCTCCACCACCGGTAGAGTTAATGCCAGTCTGACTCTCACCAGCAGCACCTACTGTACCTGCATCACCATTATCTCCAGCAACTGTAATAGTACCTGTACCAGAAATATTACCGTTTACTTCAATGTAAAGTCCGCCGCCGCCATTACCACCAGCGCCAGATGCTCCGCCATTACCACCGGCTCCTTGCGGCCCAGCTCCTACTCCACCTGAAGCTCCACCACCAGAACCACCACTACCACCGCCGGGGCCGGGAGCTACAATAATCAATTTCTTCTCTTGAGCTAAGTAAAGTGAACCAATACCTGTAGTTGTGTATTGAGTTCCACCTACACCCTCGCCAGCTCCACCAACAGGTAATCCCGCACCAGCAGGATCACCCTCACCCAAATCTCCACCGCCACCAAAGTGAGTATTAGCATCTAATACATCGTTAGACTCAGTTCCATCCGCACCGTCAGAACCATCAGTACCTGAGTTTGTACCGCCTGGACCACCAGCTCCACCTGCTTGAGAGGCACCACCTGCACCACCAAGACCAGAAGCATCTAGGGTTCCGTTAATTGTTAAGTCCCCAAGAACCTTGAGGATTATTACTTCATTTTGAAAATTCGCACCAAATGTTAAGAACGTACCAACATCAATTGTTAGATCAAGATACTGGTAAACCTTTGGTTTAGTTCCTTCTAAATCATTAAGGGTGGTTGTACCTGCCGAAACAGTAAGATCTCCATCGCTACCATCTCCGCCAAATGTTCCTCGGTATTTTCTACCACTCACCGTTAAGGTTGTACCGTCCCAAGTCAAACTGTTAGCAACAGTACCATCACCTATAGAGAACTTGGCTGTGCTACTATCTAATCCTAGCCAAAAACCTGAGCCGGTGTCGTAGTCTGTCTGTCCTGCTTGTATGGCAACATTACCTGCTCCTGTAGGAAAACCGATAATCTTGTCCTTCTCAATCTTCCAAGAACCAATCGTACCGCCAATAACCCTAAAGCCATCTGCTGTAGGAGATGTGTTACCTAAATTAGCCGACGGAGCAGCCGCAGGAGCTTGCGCGCCAGTAGCGACAACTGCATCTGCATCAGGAGAAACCTGAGCCGCAACCCCAACCGGAACATCAGCCAGTACTTCCACACTGTGCTGTTCATAATTCTTTACGTCTTTTGTCTTGCGCCCTTTAGTCATATCATATATCACCAGTTAAATCATAAATAGTCGCAAGTGAAATCAGCTCTGGAGCAGAATTACCAGAGGTTGTCGTTAATGTAACTCTAAACTGAAGCTCATAAGCCTTAATAGGAAAAGCGTAGCGAGCTATCTTCCTATTATCCGTTGCCTCAGTTCCTATCGTTGTCCATGAACCAGACCTGTCTGCATCGTAATCCAACTTAATAGAGGTATTAGCAGGCAGGGCCTTAAAGTTTAGTTTTTGAGTATAAAAGTTCTTCAACTGATAAGGCACTCCTCCATCAAAAATCAGACTTTCGTATGTGACCGTCGTTTGAGGCGTTGCAGTGTTAATCTTGTCCACCCCGTAAGTGCCATTGTTGTCCCAAGACATGAAGAGCTCAGTGGGGGAGATAGCATACACAGCCCCAATTTTAAGAGTTGTTCCTGATGTAGCCCCTGCATCCGGTGGATAAGCATAGTTAAGTGCAAATGGGTAATTCTTCTCTACTTGTCCCCATGAGTACACACCCTGTAGTAATGTACTTGATCCCGTAAGACCACCTAAGCCAAAGTGAGCTTCCCCACGGAAGACCGCACTAGCACCCGGCCAAATGTCAACGTAAGAGTTCCCAACACCTGGGATCCGTTTTAGTTTAACCAAGCTGCTACCAGATAGCTCATAGATGTTTCCTTTAGTACCAGCAAAAACAATCAAGCGGTTTCCCACATTGACCATTGAGTTAACACCAGACTCGTTGACCTTGATGTCAAAGTTCCAAGTAGATGACAGACCATCCCAGAAGAACAGGTACCCTTCCTCATTGTCAGTAATGTTTGTTCCTTTCCATGCTCCAATGACCAAATAGTCCCCCCAAACAGCAAGGGACTTAATCTTCAAATCAACTGGAATAGTTATAGCAGCATCAGTCCAAGTTGCTGTGGAGTCAAGCGTTCCAATCTTACGAGCGTGACCGACACAGAGTTTATTGAGGAATGTAACCATTGGATGCCAGTCTGAATCAGCATCAAGTGCCTGCGCTACATCATCATATACCGGTGCTGTTGTACGACTCCCCAGAAAGGCATTCCTCGCGTAATAAAGCACATTGTTGAACACAGCTAGCCCTTGACCCGCTGAAGCCGCTACAGAGCGTTCTGATGACCATGTGCCATTCGCTATTCTCTTATAGAGCTCACCCGTGTCACCGTAGGCCCACATATCCCCATCATAGTTGACCATCCATTTAACGAAATCAACCACCACGGCACCACTCTCTTTTTCCATCTTTAGATTGGACGACAAAATATCCGGATCAGTTTTGAAATCCAGCCCAGTACCAGCTTGGAAGCTCCCCTCTGTTCCTACTTTAGAACCAGTAGAGAGTCCTCCATACCATTTATTTATGTTCCAAATGCGGGGCATTTTATATCCATTCAGGGCGGCGTGCTCTTGATGGAAGCTGACGTTGCGCCTCTGTGAGTAATTGTCTATAACGTGCTTCCTCTCGCTCTGCTAAATCAAACCTCTCTTGAATATGTAGGAGTTTAGCTAGTGACCCAGCTACTACTACATTCCTCATGAAATCAAACTGTCCGCTCCATAGTGGCTCATCGGTATCATCTACAATCTCGTCAGTCTGGTAAGTTCCGGCAGCGTTCTTTGCAATGGAAGTAGTGTAGTAATACAAGTCCAGCTCCTCCGGTTTATTAAGGCGGAAGTTGTTTACCCTAAAGTCAGTGTCATCCGCTTGCCCCGCCCCGTAATTCACACGGAACTCTAGGTATCGGATGTTGGCACTATCAGGAGATGCGGTCTTGGTTGCCCCGTCCCAGTCAAAAGCTACTTTATTCCAACCCGCTCTAAAGCTCTCTCCACTCGCCGTTGTAGTTGTACCAGTAACTTCCCAATAATTGGCCTTAGCCGCAGGAGTAGAGCTAGCATCAGAGCCCCAGTATAGATCAACGGAAGTAAAATTAGTGACATCAGGAATAAAGACATCAACAACAATGGCACTATCATCCTCATACTCAGAAGCATTTACACTTAAATTATCATTATAAATTGTCGCTCGGTTATTCACGGACGCTGACACATCTACATCAAAGTTTACAGATGCGCTGTGCCGGATAAACATCTGCTCATCCTTAGTAGGAGCTAGTGCATCAGAAGCTGCGGTGTCAGCATTCCAGTCCGTTACATCATTTGCTTTGTCTAAGTCCGTTGCCTCGCCTACTGCGTGCTGGTAACTCACTCTAATATAGTTAGCGCCATCTCTGCGCTCTATAGCGAAGTAATCCCCCAGATTACCCCCTGCTGCTAGCCTCTGCGCCGTATCAGGCTCTAAAAAGCGAAATACGTACGTTCCAGCAGTGCGTGCTACTAAGTCCTGCACCGCATAGAAGTCTGTTGGTGCAGCGTTTACCTCTGCGTCTTGATAGTGAGTTATAGACGCTCTTCTAATATCAAAATCCCAGTGGTGTGGGTATCCTCCGATATTGCTTGCTGATTTAACCTCCAGCATTGTATCGTTTATTGCCTGCTCACCCGCGACACCAATATCTAAAACTACGGTGTCTGAAGTAAACCGTTTTTGGTCTAAAATTGTCTTAATGTTTGCCAGCGTGACAGCCATAGAATTGTTATTTTAAGAGCTCATTTGGGCGGCTAAGGCCAAAGCGTCAGCCGCCCTGTGAGATCTCGCCACCAGTCCATCAACCTTTATAGGCTGTTTGCAACGCATTACCTTGTCAAACTCCTATAATGCGACAGGAACAGTGGTTATTTCTTCTTTATTTTGTCTAATTTGTGTACTGTGCCTGCGCCAAGCACCCACAAGCCGAGTTCGTATAATCCTGATACTTCAGAACCCACCGCTCTAAGTCCTCCGTCTAGGAAAAGCAAACCAAGTCCTAACCAAGACTTCTTACCATCTAACTTCCCCCACAATTTCTTAAAATATTTCATATTACTCATCTTTTAAGCCGATATAAATCGGGTTCCCTAATGGATAATCTTCTATCTGTGCGTCGAGCATTTCCTCGACTTGAGATACGTTTACAACCACCCCCATTCTATGCCATACCTCCAATTGTTTCATGTTATCGACTCGGTAACGCTGATTGTCGTCACCTAACAAATAAATATCCGGAGCGTTGGCTGACTTGATAAGTCTTTTCATACTATCTTGCTTAATGTCAGGATAATTCCTCACATCCCTCGCTCTGAAGAAGTATATGGGATCGACTGCTCCATTATACCCATTATGCTTATCTTCTTCCCATCTGTCTCCATTAGAGTTGAAGTATTGAGGATATATCCCGAAATGCAAGTGTGGCCCGGTAGAAAGTAATGTGCCGTCTGAGAGCTTCCCGGTGTTGCCTGTCTTACCTACTTTCTCTCCAGCTTCAACTGTTCCCTTACCCCAGCCGTTTGTCTCTTTGACGTAAACGTCTCTGAGGTGAAAGTAGTGCGCCCGCAAGCGTATCCATTGATTACCGATCTTTTTCTCCTTGCTTACGATATTCAGAAAGTCACCACGGGCATTTTTGTTATCTTTCTCATCTCGGTAATTGAGAACAGTCCCACCAAAGACAGCGTAGCAATTTACATATTGAGCCTTAATGTCTAGCCCGTTATGGCCTCTCCAACCAAATCTGGTATAAATTGCGCCCGGCTCTCCAAAGAATTGATTTACATAGAACGTCTTATTTCTTGTTTGCGTAACCGGCTCAAACTGCCAGTATCGAGCTAACTCTACGGCAGTCATTGTTTTCATAGAAATAATTTAATCAAAATTCCCATCGATTCTATAATGATAAAACCCCCGATTAACTTAATCCATTTCAACTCACCCCTAACAACTTCTAGTTTTATCTTTACCTCATTAAAATCTTCAGAAATGTGTTTGAAATGATTTTGCTCTATTCGCTCTAATCGCTTTTTGATTTGATCTTGTTTATCCATATTACGCTGTTGGATCAATTACAGTAGGGTAGAACTTAAAATTCTTTATCGCATCGTTCGCATCGTAATCTACAACAAAATAACTTGATGTTGTCACTGTTGTATCAGTAAAAGGATTGCTTCCACCACCGCTTGCGACCATCTGTGTCCAGCTAGCTCCGCTATCAGAAGAATGATAAATAGTAAATTCACCACTTGCACTTCTTGTAATCCTAATCCTAGTATATGATCCGGCTGTTACAATGCCATTCGCGCTCTTGGCTTTAGTTGCCAAACCTCCCCCAGTCATTTCTTGCAAAAGGATCGCCTCACTTGAATCTATATCCAAAGTGTACCCATCTTGATTAGCGTCAGTTCTAAAACCAATAGTGTCAGCGATGAACAGAGTATGAGTACTACTTGCGTCTGCCTTGTTTACATCAAACTCCCACGTTCCATACGCATAAGGTTGTAATGCGTAAGCTGAACCTGAAGCAGAAATACAAGTAAGTTGTTTTTCCTCTCCAGAATCATCTACTTGCCAGTTACCTGTGATTCGTTGGAAGCCGCTGTTTTCAATAAAATCTGATGTAACATCGGCATCAGATACTTCTAAATCATCTCCCAGTAAATTTAACAAAACTCTTCCATCACCAATACCCACTTTTACATATTCAATATCTCCTACAAAGTTAGCATCAGCCTGAAGGCCCAAATCACCATCAGATGTAGCAATAATACGATCAAAGTAAACGCCATCTGCACTTCTTGCAGAGCCTGTTGCATCACCCGCTAAGCCCGTCACATTTCCAGCACTATAACCAGATACCTGATATTCAATAGTATAAGTTTCACCAACCGTGCCTATTGTTTGCTTCAAATCACTAACAGATACTTGCGATCCATCACAAGATGCTTTTCCACCAGAGATAGACCACCCTGTTCCTTTTGTCCAGATTAAATCTCTTTCAAATTCACCATACGCTAAAAGTTGAGGTAAAACCGTTGTCTTTGGAATAGATGTAAGAACAGCCTCTTGTAAAGATTCTTGGTAAAGTTGAGAGATTTGAGCTTCAGTAAGAGCTATATCAAAAACCAATATCTCCGTTAATGGCCCTGAATGAGGGCTACTTGCCGAAGATGTTTTTAAATTTCCAATAGCCGCACCCTCTGCATTATCCATATCTCCTACAGCACCCAATGCCCCACTAGAACCACTTTGAATACCATCTACGTACATTTGAACATTTCCATCACGATCAGCTGTCGCACACACGAAATGCCATTCTCCGTCAGAAACTCCCGCAGCACTTGCTAAAGTTACTTGAGTAGTGTTGTCACTAATGTAGACTCTCACCCTGTCCCCCTGTAAAGCAAAAGCAAACCCCTCTGTTACCCCGTAATGATTCTTCTTACCGAGGATTGTAAGAAAATCTGATGTGTTTGTTGTTCTTACCCAAGTAGCAAGAGTGAAATCTGTGGAAGATCCAAAATTCAGCTCTGAAACATCCCCGATGGTTATCCACTCATTCGACTGATTAAAGTACAAAGCCTTCCCCATTTTGGTGTTTGTCCAGAATGGAGAGTTATTAAATGTTCCATCGTTATCACTGCTACTGTAATCTTGAATACTCCCTGTACGAAAATCCCAATGACCTATTAAATTTGATGATAGTTGCTGCTTCAATGACATATTACCCGTTTATTGATCTAAGCTCTTTCAGATAAATAGCTTTTGCCTGCGTTTTGGTTAATCCACCTGTCCCAAACATCTTTGGTCGAGCCAAGCTACCACTAAGGTAATTACCCTTGCCTGCATTCCGTTCTCGCACACCAAGGTGATATTTGTCCGCGCTCGTGATGTTAGTGAAATGCGTAGAGGTAGCTGATCCTGCCCCAAAAGTGATAGCCTGATCTTCGCCATCTACCATAATGAAGTTATCTACTCCGTTTACCGAAACAACAACATGATGCCATCGGTCATCTGAATAAAAGCCGTCCCCATTACGAACAAACATTGCATGAGTCACCCCACCATCTCCATTTACCAAAAACTCCAGACTCTCGTCAGCATAATCTCCCGTCACATTGTTCAACAAAATATCAGCGTAGTTGTTTGCTGATGCGGTATCAGTCACAGACCACAAACTTTGTAATGCACTAGAAGAGGTCTTAAACCACAAACTTACCGCCCCCGTTGTCAGCCCGTCCGCACTTGCTACATCATCACTCAAATCAATATAATCACCACCATCAAAACTCATACCGTGAGGTGTGAGCTGTGTAGGAAAGGTAGACGCTGTTGATCCATCACCGAGTTTTGCTGTCGTTCCGATTGTTCCTTTGTTATCTGTGATTTGATTTCCGCCAGAAGTGTAATTGGTAATAAGAGGAAGATCGGACAGCGAGCGTGACTGATCTATCTCTTGATATGTTGTTGTTTCTTCGTATAGCCCTCGTCCTGAATTGTATAGATCACTTACTTCATTCGATTCAAGTTTTCTATTGTAGATACTATATTGATAGATGATCCCATCAAAATAATTTAATGGCGTATCAGTCGCTCCAATTTCAATGCCAGTTACACTTGCTGGTGTCCATGCCGAATTGTCAGCAGTCACGACTTGATTGTTGTTTAGATACACATCAGTATCACCATTCGCACCACAAACAACCATGTGATTCAAACCGTTCTGATTCCAATTAGAAGAATAAGCAGCTTGAGGTATTGCGGCAATTAACTGATTCGCTAAATAAAGAAGGATGACATTATTCTCAGCATTATTGCGTTTCTGGAGCATGTATGCATTTGGCGAGGAAGAAACAATCGTCCTTGCGGCATCCTCATCATAATTAAAATCAGGATTAAACCACACTTCAAGAGTTATCTCTGGGCTGTTGTTGAAAAATTCACCAGTGACACTATAGGAAACATACTGATTAGTACCATTCAACGTAACCCCATTACTAACAGAGGGGCTATTTATCAAAGTCCCCTCGTTGTCCACAACAGAAGATACAGAATCAAAGAGTTCCCTGAAGATTAAATTTTCAGATGGACGCTTAGGATAAGCCATGATTAAAATTCTTTCTACTCTTCTCCCTTATTAACCTCACTCTTAGCTGCATTAAGTTCCTTACGCAAATCTTTTACTTGTGATTGCCACAAATTTACTTCTTGAGCGATCTCAAGATCACCTTTCCCTGCTTTCAGAGCCTCATATACCGACTCTACCTTGGCTTTCGTAAGGGTAGGCTTCTTTTTCTCTACAAGAGCAGGTGCTTTAAGGTCAGCCTCCATTGCTGCTGCATCGATATACTTGGCAAGTGTTGGAGCTACTTTAGATAAGTCCATAAATCTTTAGTTAATTATTAAGCTGCACTAACACTAGACGAACCGTCCTCTTCTAATGACCGCCATAGCAACCACCATCGGACTGTCCCCGTGTTAGACGCAGCACAGTTAAGATCAATGCTGCCAGACTGGACAACGTACGTTGAGGCTTCGTCAATCGCTCCGTGTGATGCCGTGTTTCCCATTGCGTTAGCTGTTCCATTTCCATAGTAGAACTCGCTACCTGCATCAGCGTTGATGTCCAAAACCGTACAAAGATCGCTATCTGTTCCGCCTGTAGGATTAGCAACCAGTTTGGTGTTGTTAGCCTGTGCCTGGATTCCTGTCACAACTTGTCCAAAGATTTTACACTCAATAGGACCGGTCACATTAAAGAGTGCTGATTGAGTTGTTTGGGGCAAGTTAGCTGCTGATTTTTCAGTTACTCTCCAATCTTGCTTACCTGGCCCAAAGTTTTTGAATATAGCCATAATTATTTAGGTTATTAGAAGGCCTTTTTCGAGTAAGCCGTTAAGTCAGCATCATTCGCACCACCCGTGCTTGATACAGACTGCAAACGAATGTACTTATACATCAAGTCTTTACCTTGTAAGATTGCGTCTGCTGTCCAACTAGCTGCACCAAAGTCTGCTGAAATATCTTGATAAGTACATGAAGCTGCGGCTGTTCCGTCGTCTTGGAGTGTTCCAGCAAGTGTAACTGTCATTGTTCCAGAACCACCACTAATCTCTAACTGAAGACCCATGCGAGTAAATCCGTCCATGTCAACATAGTAGTTATTGGTTCCATCAGTTTCGTTTGTTACATTCACCAAAGTCTCTTCACTGTGATGCTCAGAGATTGGATTAACTTCAAAGCTCTTCATTGAGTCAGTAACAGTATCGTATGCTGGTTGCGCTGATCCATCTTCGTTTACACTCATCACATACTGAACCCCACTTAGAGTTGCTGCGATTCGCGTTGCATCTCCCTCGTTATTTACTGCGTCAGGGAGAGCAGACCCATCAAAGTCTTTAGCGTGAGCTCCGATCATGTTGACCGCTCCATTCTCCATACCTGTAAGCATTTCGTCTTCCGTTGCAATGTAAGACTCACTGCCGTCTTCGTTTACGTTCATTACATAAAGAACACCATACCGAGATGTGGCTAGTCGTATAGCATCTCCCTCTGCAACATTATTAGGTAACGATGATCCATCAAAGTCTTTTGCCTCACCACCCATCAATGCCACACCATCTCGTCCGCCTGCTCCGAGGATTTGATCGTGATCCGCAAAGTAGGTGGAACCTCCGTTTTCATCTGTCGGCATCATGTATTGGACACCACGGCGTGAAGCAGCCAACCTCACCACATCTCCTTCAGCCACTTCATTCGGCAAGTCCGTTCCATCAAAGTCCTTGGCTTCAGCGCCTTGCACAGAGGCATAGGCTGTTACTGCATCATCATGTGATTGGATCGAAGCTGTATAAGGCTTTCTATCCAAGGTCATCCTTGGGATTCCAATATCTCCCTCATCAACTGAGTCGGGCGCAGTTTCATCAGCAAGCATTCCAACTCCGGTAAGCTCGCTGGTTCCGACAGTAAAGGCAGCGTCATCAACATGAATAGGCCCTCCTGCTGAGAGAGCCGTATAAATTGCACCGGTTGCGTTTACTTGGAGTGGTGCATAATCTCCATCGGTTCCAGCTAGAGCAGCAAGAGTATCATTTCTTACAGCAAGCATCTGAACACCTTGGTCTCCAGTGCTATGAGCTGTGTCTTCTAATTTAACGAGATCGCCACCGCTTGCGTCAGTCATTACGACGCGCACAGCAACATTTCCTGCGACGTTTTCGACAAACTTGTCAAATTCGCGCATTGATCTACTTGTGGGCAATGCCATACGATTTTAATTATTTATACGTGACGGCTATTTTACGCTCGCCACGGCTTACCCATAAAAAAACGGGTACGAATAAAATTGTCGTTCCCGTTTCTTTATTATACCACACTTATTCTTCGTCTACCACCTCTTTCTTAGGTCGTCCAGCCTTCTTAGCTGGTTCATCAACAGCTTTCTTACGATTAACCCTGGTAGATGAACGCCGTTTACGCCCTAATTCCGTAAGTTCACCAACCATAGGGTATTGCTTCTCCTTTGGGACATCAGGAATCTCGTCTTCACGAGCTTGCCTGTAACCGGGCTGACCTAATCGCCAATTAAAGACTGACTCTGAACATGACACGACCAAACCATGTGGATTTACGAGCCATCTTTGAGGCTCAGTTGCCTGGATGCGCGCCGGTGGCACATCAACGGGGTAATTATATTTTTGCATATATGTTAATTGCCTCCATCCAGCCCCCATAAAGGAGCTGGGAGAGATAACTAAGCAGCAGCTTCAAGTGCGGCTTCAGTAGCAATGGTAGAGAATGTAGATACCACCCAAGTCGTTGCTGTATCACACACAGCGCGGAGAAGGACGTTAGCACCAACTGCTGATTCTACACCAGCACCTGTACCACCGTTAATAGCATTATTAGCTGGATCATCAGATCGCAACTCATAACCAGTACCCGCATTGCGCAACCAAATTACCGTACCTATTACAGGAGCAGGTAAAGTAATAATATGATCGGCGTTACCAGAAGTTACTGTTACGAAAGCCGTACCGGCTGCAATAATTGCAGTCGTTAGACCATCAGCCGTAGCAGTACGTGCCGTAGCAGTACGTTGGTATACACTGTCAGCAACAGAAGCAATCGTTACAACACCAGCGTTGGTCATCGTAGCTCCGCCGGAAAGCGCAACAGAAGTCATCGTTGTAGCATTACCCACAAGAATCTTCGTGTCGCCTGAACCGTCCAAAGCCACCATTGTGGTGTCATTACCAACCAAGATGTTTCCACCTGCGGAAGCGTCAACCTCAGAACCAAGACCGCTAGCATCGCCAACAATCATTGATCCTTGAGTTACGCTAGACAAGTCTGTTTCATCAAGACTTGATTCACCTGACCAAATGTCATCTCCGTCTTTCTCTCTTAGTTTAATGGTTACTGCCATATTCGTTAGAGATTAAGAATAAGATAACTTAGGTGCGGACTTCCACACCAAACAAGTCACGAGTCTCTACGACACCATAGAGTGCATCAACAACTACCTTGTGAGCAAGGTCGTCAATTGAGTAGTCACTCTGTACACGAGGAGCACTCTGAAGTGCTAGTGCTAGCGCTTCTTTGTGGAACATCATGTTAGAGGTGTTATTTCCAGACTTAGCAATGTTCATTGACATGAACACGTCTACTCCGTAAAGAGTTCCAAGTTGACCACTCTCTACTGGCTTACCGCCGATGAAGTCGGAAGAAGTGTAAGTAGAAAGGTCAAGCAAGTCACGCTTAACATCAGGACGGAAAACAAACGCACGATTATCTTGTGGTGCGTTAGCTTCGTCAAGATTTTGGATAGAGTCTAGTACAACGTCAGTCGTAATAGCGGTATTGTACGTACCGTTATTTTGTGAGAAACCAGTTGCCAGCGCAGCTAGTGAGCTGTCAATAGCTTCTGCGATTGCATGTCCAGCTTTACTTGTGTACTCAGACATCAAGTCATAACTGGATTGAATCTTCGTAATGTCTTCCAAAAGGAAGCTAGCCTCCCGGTGAGTGTTCACAGAAAGGTTTGTTACTCCTTCGGTTGGGGCCTGGAAGGATACAGGCAAACCAGCGGTCTTTGTATTAGCTACCAAGTTTGAGAGAGCAGGGATGTGGATGGTGTCACCAGCTTGTGCAACATCAGCATCAAATCTCCAAACGAGGTCAGCAAGTACCAGATTATCTTCGGTAGCTCGGATAATTTCCTTGCTCCAGATTTCTGGTAGAAAGTTAGCGCTGGTTGTTGTTGTCAAATTAGCCATAATTTAATGTTAAACCAGCTTAATTAGTCTGCGAGTTGAAAGGCGAGATGTACTCGTCCTTCTCCGATTAGAGTACCACCTACAGCGATTGTCTTGATTTTTACGTCAACTGAATCACCGGAGGCGATTGGGTATTCGGCATTTGCTGCGGTGTTGTTTGTACCATCAGCAGCAAAGATTTGTGAGTCATCAACTGACGCACCTTGGTTTGCTGTTAGAAGAGCAACTTCAGTACCACCAACTTCAATGGAGATAACTCCTTGAGTAGCTGTCTGGGTACCTGTAGCTTCTGCTTCCCACACACAGAAACACTGATTGACTAGGAGTTTACCGGCTTTAGGAGCATCGAACGCATAAAAAGAAGTTCCTGCACCTCCACCTTCGTCCAAGTCTACGGTGTCGTCTGCACGCACCATGAATACTTTAGCCATAGGGAAATGAATTAGTAATTTATCTAGCTCTACAAAACTCCCTTTTGCATCGCTGCCATTATCTTATCGCGATTCTTTGCGTATTCCTCTTTGGACATAGTAGCAATTGATTCGCGGGTAAGACCGCCTGTTTTTACGCCCGATTTAGAGCGTACGGATATTGCTTTCTTCTCTCTACCAGCCTCTGAGCTCTTAGTAAGCCCACCAAAGATCTCATCATACATATCGGATAATTTCTTACCCTTGTAATCCGGGGTCTTCTGAAGCGAGCGCAAAACTTTGATCTGGTCAGTAGTAGCCTTCTCTTTAAGAGCCACTACCTGATCCATCTCTACAAGTTTCTTATCTATCAACTTATCCAATTTGGCATCGGGTGATAGCGAAGCTTCTTCGGCTTGCTTTTTGAAGCGATCTCTCTCCTCAATCACCTCATTAAGACGTGAGCGAGGTATTGTATCCTCGGAGGATTCCTCAGATTGCTCTTCGGTTTCCGTTTGAGACTCTTCAGGTGACGACTCCTCGGAGGTCTCCTCCACTACATCGTTTTCATTTTCTAACATACTTACATTTTTTACCCTGCATGACAGGTACGAGTTTTAGAAAAACTGACAGGCAATGGCAGCGCCTACACCGGGAACGTATGTAGACGCTACTTCTGCCGATCAATCTATTAAGTAACTATTGATTCTGTTAAAGAGCCTTCTAATAGCTTTACGCTCAGCCTTGATCTCTTCAGACGACCAAAACCTAAACATCGGTACTCTTGCTAATTTATCCAGCAAAATCTTTTCATCCTTGAGCAGGTCTTCCTCTACAATCTTCCAACCTCTTGTCTTTACTAAGGCCTGGACTGCTCTGCGCTTATCGTTTCTTTCTTCTTCCTGTTTAGCTTGTTCCCGACGTGCTTCCTGATCTTCTTCAGTTAATCCTGTCTTTAACACGTGTAGCTTTTTTATATCCATATCAGACTAATAATTCCTCTGGTACTAGCTCCTGCGCTGGATTAGGCGCTGCTTGTGGTGAAACCGCACCTTGTGGCAACGCTACCTGCCCCGGAGTCAGTAACTCATCTAAATTGACCTTATTAAACTGTTTAGCAATTTCTTTGAACACCGCTGTCATATCAATCGGCACACCAAGTCCTGCATACGCTGCGGAAACGTTACCAAAGGCTAGAGCATCATTGCGTCTCTCTGCTGCGGTGGACGCTCCTGTTGACCCTGCCTCAATCTTCATGTGGAACGCATTTGCTGCAATACGGAAGATAGACTCATCAATCTCTACAAACTCAAAGGTGCCATCATCGTTAGCAAGGCGGATAGGCTCTGTTCCTTCTATGTTCTCAGCGGAGAGCTTAATCATCATTTCACCAAGCTCAGCTAAGGAATCCTCTAAATTCTCAATCTTGTAGTTATACCGAGCGCTCTGAATAGCAGCACGGATTCTCTCTCCTGTAGCGGTGTTGGTAAAAGACCCCCGTCCGCTCTCCTGCCCTACGTTGATAGTTCCGGTGATAGTTTGGATGTCTCTTAGGATTGCACTCTCCTCAGTGTAAGAGGACGCAATAGGATTCTTGCTCTCTAGGAGACTAATGTCATCAGCGTGGATAGGGAGCGCAAGTGCCTTACCTTTAACCCACTGAGCCAAATCAGTAGGGTTAATGTTTGCATCAGGGCTGATGATGTATTTACCGTTAAGGTGACGGTTAACTACATCCATTCTCTGATTACGCACAGCTTCATTTTCTAAAATAAGACTTTCAATCGGCTCAATCTCACCTACAGAATAAAACTCTCCTGGTACTCGACTGTCATGAAAGTCTACAAACGGGCGGAAACCAAGCTCATTCTCTTCCATACGGATCACTACGGAATCATCCATTATGGTAGTGATGATGTACTCTCTTTCATCCTCCGGATCACCTGTTGGGCTGAATAAACCCCAGTATTCTTTTAGGTTAAATCGTAGATCCTCTGGAATCTCATCGGTCTGGATGCCGCGATGTTGGAACTTCGTCTCTTTTTGACTCTCAGATACATCTTTACTATCCAATTCCTCTACTCGGAGTTGATCTAAATTGAAATATAATTTGTCATCTAACTCTGAGATGTGAACAAAGTCACGCTTTTGGATAACTGCCATTCCTCTTTGAATATTCTCCTCTGTTGGGTCAACCATGAGATCAAAAATATCCACAACGTCAAACGTTGGCATCTCTCTAACAATCTCAGCTTCTTTAATCTCAACCTCATCTTCTCCCTCACCCTCGGAACGGAAGCTAATCATCTCATTTACGTCCCACCTGACCTTAGCAAAAGCTGTACCATAAATAAGCATGTTCTTTGCAATGCTTCTTACTCGTTGTTTTAAGTCTTGCTCGTCCCAAACGAACTCCATGTACTGACGGATAATGTCTTCCATCTGCCCAGGTAAATCTCGCTTAGGTACAGGTAAAAACTGCGGATCATGCGCAGTTATTCTTGATGCAACGTCTTCTACTACCTCAAAGGCTTTGGGGATAACTAGGTTTGCTCCTCCTTCTCGCTTACCTCGCTCAAAGAAGCGGTATAGTTTATAAAAACGCAACCAGTTATTCCTTAGTCGTTCGCTTTGATTCGTAAAATGCGTGGATACTTGCTTAACTTGCATCCGCGCGCGCTGCTGCTCAGCATGACTTGGTACCTTTGCCATGTTTCATAACGTTCCCGGTTATGAATGATATTTTCCAGTATATCATGAATTAGTAACCATGCACAGCAGCTTCTCCATCTAGCTTGCTCGGCCGGTGTCTTATCTGATTCTTTTTCCATGTATCGTAGCGGCCCATCTTCTCTTTAACATACGCATTTCCTCCACACGCCTTACATCTCATTTTGCTCAGTATCATTTGCCCTTCTTTGTGTAGCGCCCTCTGGACTGTACTCATCTGATCCCAAAACAAGTACCCATGTATTCCGCATTTATCACTACCGCAGTAGAACTTGTAACCAATTTCTTGACTCATATAATCCTTCCCATGTTGTCCGTCTTGAATGTGTAAACACCATGCCTTCGCGGCTTGGCTGGAGAGTATGTGAATAAAGCATATCTGAGTCCGTCGAGCGCATGATCGTTCTCTTTCACCGGTTCTTCTTTCTCGTTGTGGTTCGGTTTCTTATCGGCATAACGGTAAGTCTCAAACTCATTGATGAGATTCAGACAACTTTCATGTATCTTCAACCGCTTTGTTTTCAGAAGCTCCCTAATATGATCGATCCCCGGCACGACTGACTTATTAACTTCCCGACAATTAAGTCCGGCCCGTTTCATCTCCTCGATCCTGTCTGGCTCCGCCGGATCAGGGTACCATTGATTTATTTTGTAGTTATTTTGAAAAATCTTACACTTCTCTACAATTTCTGTATTAGTTTTTCCTGTCGCATACTCCTCACAGATGACCCATGCTGCGGCATCCTTATCCACTCCGATAACCAGTCCTGCCCACGGGTTCGTGTAGCCAAAGTCAACACCTCCAATAACAGTATTGAACGCCGGGGGTAACTTATCGACCACATGTTGTTTACGCTGAAACTCCTTGTAAACAAGCCCTTCCGTCTTCCGAAAATCAGCCATGTACTCTTGGGCGAATCTATCTTCGGGTATTTCTTCCGCTGCCTTGTCCACCTCTTCCTTGGGGATGTGAGGGTTGTCGTACGTGGTGAAATGAAAGGATGAAAAGTCTTCGTCAATCGTATTGTAGAGATCATAGAAATGATTGAATCCTTTAGGTGTTGAGATGAACAAACCATCCCCCTTGCTGTCAGTCAGTGTCGGTCTAAGTACCTCATGCCAGTTCTCCCAGAAGTTTCTCATCATTGCCACCTCGTCAACCACAAGGAAATCTCGCCGGACTCCACGCATTGTCTCAATTGACTCCCAACCACGAAGGTCTATCGTACTCTCACCGCCCTCCTGTGTCCGTATAGTGATCGCTAAGCGGCTTTCGTTAGCTTTTACCATGATAGGGCGGACTTCACGTTTTAACATCGTCCAGGCAATATCACGGGCCTGTTGATAAGTCGGGGCAATGTAACTGATCTCCTGGTTATTTTGTGAAAATCCTTTTGCCAGCATCTCAAGTACCGCTAGTGTTGTCTTCCCAAACCTCCGGCCACAGTTTACAACCCTAAAACGTGCATCACTTAGCGCTATCTGGTCTTGGGATGGTGTTAATCGCATTCTTCTTAGCTAATGACGTTGGGACCTCAAACACACTGATCCTACCTCTATCCGTATCTCCCCCCGTAAGTAATTGAATGTTTTTTGTGAGCTTGTCCGTACTATCCGACATATCCCGGTACTTCGCATCAGCAATCTTCTCCGCCATCATGCCAAGCGCCCTATCCCTCTCTATTATCATCCTCTCAACTACATTTTGCGTTATCTCTTTGTACCCATCAGATTCAGTCAAGTTCTTTGGGTTCTTCGCTGAAGCATCCGTGTATCCAGCCTCTCGCATCGACTTGCTCACGTTTCCATGATTCTCCACGATCCTTTCCACAGCCTTTTTTTGCTTTTCTGTAGCCATATTTTGATCCTAAGGGCAGCGCAAGCCACCCATAGAATTATTCAGCAGCTTCCTCTTCAGAAGCCTCCTCCTCAGCAGGAGACTCCGCCTCCGGTGCTGCCTCTTCAGCAGCTTCAGGAGCCTCTTCCTGTGGATCTTGCACGATCTCTTCCATACGCTTATTTATTAAGCCCTTTAATGTTTGGGCAAAATTCTCCATAGTTAAACTCCCGTGTTTCTGTGCCACATCAAGACACTCAACAAGCTTGAGCGCAGCACCTACCTCAAACACCAAAGGCACCGTTGGATTTTCTTGTTTCTCACTCATAGACCACAAGTATACCAAAACCAACCCCATCACGACAACACCAATTGATCCACATGTCAAGCAAAAGTTGGCAGTCTCATGGTGAGAGTGCTAAAATCCATAAAAACACATTTCACACTTTTTTCCCTATATCCCCCTTTTCTATATATATATATTTATTTATTTATTTCTGGATATAAAGAATAAAAGTGTAAATGTGTTTTTTAGGCTTTTTCTTTTGAACCTAGCTAAAAATTGCTACACAAATAAGTGTGTAAAACACAGTTTTAAAACTGTGGAGAGTTGATCTGCACACTTTTGAAAATGCCGAAGTTATCCACAGGAGATTCTTGCACACTTTTTTTACACACTTTATAATAGTAGATACATTAAGATTTTCATCTCCAAGTCATGTCATATTTTATCAAAAAAACACCAGATGAGTGCCGGTTGGGCGACCGCCGGCGACCGCCACATGACAGCGGAGATGAAACTCATCTGGTGTTTTGTTTATAAAATATGTCAAGATTGCCAAAAGCTCCAAAAAAGCTAACAGCTAAAACTGTAAATGATATTTCTATGCACTTTTTCAAGCAAGACAAGGTTGCTGACAACTTAATGTATATTGAAGAGAATAAATCACTCTATCTTTATGATGAGGAAAAAAATTTCTACAAGCTACTTGAACGCGATACTCTTTATCAAGATATATTCAATTTTATAAAAGATGGTATCACGACAGGTCGGACGAATGATGAAAACTTGGCCCGCACATTGGAATATCAACTAACCATGCTCGCAACTCATCGGCAGAAGTTTATGCGCAGTGATTATATTTCCTTTAATGATCAGCTATTTAGTTTAAAAACTTTTGAATGCGAACCTCATAATAAAAGCAAATTTTCCATCATTCATGTAGATTGTGATTATGTCCAAACACAGCAAAATTCTGAACAGTGGGAGCAATTCCTTCACGAAGTTCTTGTCTTCCCCAAAAAATTAACACCAGAAGAGAGAGAACAGGATCAATCCTATGAACACGATCCACAGCTCTATAATTTGCTTCAAGAAATGATGGGCTGGTATCTCCTTGATGACTTAACACCACACAAGGCCTTTTTCCTCATTGGTGAAGGCCGTAATGGCAAAGGCGTCTTTACAAAAGTTCTCTCTCAAATTATTGGCAATCACAATGTTGCGAATATGAGTCTCGAACTGCTTTCTAAAAATTCATTCGCGATTGCAAATCTTATTGGCAAGAAAATTAACATGTGTTCAGAAGAAGAATCGCGTTATATCACATCTGACCTTTTCAAATCCTTAGTCGCTGGCGATAGGCTAACAGCAGAACGAAAATTCAAATCTCCATTTGAATTCACTCCACATACCAAATTCCTCTTTACTACAAACAAAATGCCACATTTCAACGATGCCGGTATCGCCATCATTGAACGTCTTGCATTCATTCCTTTCAATCGTTACTTTTCTAAAATGGCTCGTATTCCCAATTTTGAAAAAAAGCTCATTAAGGAATTGCCTGCCATTGTAGGGTGGGCGTTAAAGGGGGCTAAACGAATTCAGGAAAACAATTATATTTTTTCAGAAGCTCAACAACAACTTGCGTCTATTGCAACATTTGAAGAATCGGTATCCAGCGTTATTCAATTTATTCGAGAAAATTACATACAGACAAAAGAACAAATGCCTTATAACTTCTATCGTACAACTGACCTTTATGAAGTATATAAATCATGGTGCATAGAAGAAGGTCGAAAACCATTGGGAAGAAATAAAATGCTTAGCGAAATTGGCCAACATTGGGGTGAGCGAAAAGCAGGCATTACTAGCTCAGATGAACGCGGCCGCGGATGGTATATTGAAAAAAAGGAAGAAGAATCTTATGTTTTCACTTCTCCAGAATTAGATGATAAATTTCATGATGCTCTATGAATATAATGAAAAATGCCGCCTTAGAATATATCCGCGCTGGTTATAGTATTATGCCCATTTCGTCTCGTACTAAAAAACCTATTGTGGGGTGGACGGAATATCAGAAAAAACCAGCTTCGGAAAAACTTGTTCTACAATGGTGGACTAAACATCCGAATGCTTCAATCGGACTTATTACGGGGGAAGTTAGTGGGGTTACTGTTGTTGATGTCGATAAAGAAAAGCAGGGACTCTCAACACTCAAAGCATTAAAACTTCCAATGACGCGTATTGCAAAAACTGGTTCGGGTGGTTTTCACTACTACTACCAATATACAGATCATGTATATACTAAAGCTGGCGTTCTTCAAGGAATTGATATTCGCAATAACGGAGGATTTGTAGTAGTTCCACCTTCACTACATGAAAACGGTAAACGGTATGAATGGGTCTTGGAAGAAGACTTTTATCCTTTCCCAAAAAGCAAATTCCCTAAAATGCACAAACAAAAAGGCGAATGGAAAAAACTCATTGCCGGTGTCCCAGAAGGCCAGCGTAATGATTCAACAGCCTCATTCATTGGGGGGTTAATGAACATTTTTCCACCCTATCAGTGGGAGGATAACCTGTGGAAACTTTTGCGTGCATGGAATACATTTAATTCACCCCCCATTTCAGAAGACGAGCTGCGCCGTACGTTTGAATCAATAGGCAAAACATCTTTACTTTCCACATGGAAGGATCATGATAAAATGATATGAAAAAAGAAAAATGTAACCAGGATAAGTGTAGTTATGAAGGAGGAATGATTCGTTATGTCAAATTTTTTAGGGTTGAATCTACCAATGAAATCAACTGGCATTATGGCAGCGATTGTCCGAAATGTGATAAATGGCAAGGCTGGATAAAACAGGATGATTCTATTCTTGAAAAAAGATTCTACGAACCAAATAACAACCAGATTGAATTACTTTAAGGGCAAAAGGTTCACTATAAGAACCACTAACTAAAAAGTCTATGACAAAGACTGAGTTGTTCTCAGATGAGAACGTAATAACCCAAAGTTGGGCAAAATGGGATAAGGTCGGTAAGACCTACCAAGGCACTTACGTTGCCAAAGAACGTAAGATCAACAATCTCAAAGGCGATGGGTCTATGCAAACCATCTATACCTTGATCCAAGACAACGGCGACATCCTAAAAGTCGGCGGCCCTGGAGGCCGTGATCTTGGACAGTTCGCAGCTATCAAGCCAGGCACTTATGTTGGCGTTAAGTATGTCAAAGACATCCCCGCCAAGAAAGCTGGCTACAATCCTAGCAAGCAGGTCACGGTATTCTCACAAGGAGAAATCAAACAAGACATTCTTGACAAGTACAATGAAGAGCATGGAGTGTTTGCTTCAAGCAATGTGCTGCCTCCTGAGCCGGAACTTCCCGAGATGTGATTACAGTAACCATAAGCAATGCGATTGACGTCAGCGGTTTGCCCGCCGCTGATGTCCATCAAATTGCCAAGACACTTTCACTTCCCAATCCCCTTCACGCCAAACTTACTCGGATGGGAAACATTAAGGCGCTCTATGCTGTCCCAGAATTTTTCAAATACTACAGCTACGATAAATTAACCAATACCCTTACCGTTCCTCGTGGGATGCGTACACGCCTTCTTGCCTACTTAGACAAACGTAAATTCAAACCAGCCCCTCTGATTCTCGAAGACACCATATCGCCTCCAATTTCTCCCCTACCTCCTTTTAAGGGAAAACTACGCTCACACCAAGAAAAAGCCTTCGAACGCCTTTTAGAGGCCTCTGAGGGCATCCTAGAAGCGAGTATGGGATCAGGGAAGACTCTAATCGGACTGGAACTCACCCAACGCCTGCAAACCAAAACCCTCATCCTCGTTGATAAAAAAATGCTTGGCAAGCAATGGCAAGAGGAGGCTAAGAAGTTTTACAATTACACACCGGCGCTTGTTTGTGACGGCAATACAAAAACATCTGATGTCACAATTTGCACTTGGCAATCATTGCCAAAAATCATAGACAAAATAAAAAATCAGATAGGTCTTGTCATCTGTGACGAAGCGCATACAGTGCCTGCTGAAAAACGAGCAGAGCTTTTACAACAACTCAAACCTAAACATCTCTACGGCCTTACTGCTACTGCCAGAAGGTCAAAAGATGACGGCCAATCAGAAGCCATACAGTTCTACCTTGGCCCGATTCTCTTTCAACACAAACAGGATCAGCTCAAACCTGTTGTTGAAATTACATTCACGAAATGCAAATATCGGGAATATGAATATCACCGATTGGAAGATGCTGTAATGGAAAATGAGAATCGTAATGTCCTAATTCGCGGTTTAGCAGCCGCAGCAATGGCCGCTGGCAACAAAGTCTTGACACTTACCAAAAGAGTTGCTCATTATAAACGACTCCAAGAAAAACTACCTCCATGTGAAAATGTATACTATATAGATGCTAAAGATAAAAATACTCCTGACCTTTTGCAATCCTTCCGCGATGGATCAAAAGAATATCAAGGAATCTTTGGTACGTTTTCACTTCTTGCCACCGGACTAGATATCAAAGATTTGGATATTCTCATCCTTGCTTCCTCTGTGAAGTCTGATGTTCTCACAGCCCAAGCCTGCGGGCGTATCTTGCGGTTATTCGGCAACAAGCAACCAAAAATCTATGACCTCGTTGACTATGGCCATCCCATTTACAAACGTCATTATTGGGAGAGGAAAAAGGTTTATGATAATAGGGGTTGGAAGGTAGTTTATTGATTATGAAATACTTTTCAATGTTCTCAGGTATTGGCGGATTTGAATTAGGAATAGAACAAGCGTATGTGGAGACAATTAAGAGAAATACGGAGCGAGGAGGCAAAGAAAATACGCAGGGAGACAAAGGACAGAGATTTCAGTCCACGCAGGGAGAAGGTGCTCCAGATCCGACTAGACAATCTGGCAAATACTTTGGGGACATCTTTGACCAAGGACAACCTACTTGTATGGGTTACTCCGAAATTGACAAGTATGCAATCCGAATCTACCAAAAACATTTCCCAGAACACAAAAACTATGGAGACTGCACAACAATCATTGCCGATAAACTCCCAGACTTCGACCTCCTATGTGGTGGATTCCCTTGCCAAAGTTTCTCTATTGCTGGAAAGCGAGGAGGATTTGAAGATACAAGAGGCACTCTGTTTTTTCAAATCGCTAGAATCGCACGGGCTAAAAAACCAAGCTATCTATTCCTTGAGAATGTCAAAGGACTCCTCTCCCACGATGAGGGCAATACCTTTGCGACAATCATCAGCACGCTTGATGAACTGGGGTATGACTGTCAATGGCAAGTGCTTAACAGCAAGAATTTCGGAGTCCCCCAGAATAGGGAAAGAGTCTTCATTATCGGACATCTTAGAGGACAAAGTAGACCCAAAGTATTTCCTATCGGAGGAGAGCCAAAAGAAGATACTAGGAGAGTTGGCAGAGAAGTAGCATATTGTTTGGATGCTAACTATGCGAAAGGCACAAATACAATCAAGAAGGGTAGAAGGCAGATAGTACAACTAAACCAACCCAGACACTCAAACGATAGAGTATATTCAGCCGAAGGCATAAGTCCTACACTAAATACAATGCAGGGGGGCAATAGACAGCCAAAGATTTATGATGACTACAACGCTAAGTGGCGCACAGACGAGAACACTTGCACTCTAACAACAAACACAGGAATTTCAACCCCCAGAAATGGACAAAAGGTTGATGATGGTACGCAAATTCGCAGACTAACCCCAACAGAATGCGAACGACTCCAAGGATTCCCAGATGGATGGACAGAACATGGAGTAGTTGAGTGTTACAATAATCACAGTGAAAAACATATAGAATGTTTCTCGGAATGGAAATGTTTAGTAAAAGTGAGTGATACACAGCGTTATAAGACACTGGGTAATGCTGTGACTGTGACTGTGATCGAGACAATAATGAAAAGACTATGACCGAAAAAACCTTCCAATCCATCTTCAGTAAATGGATAAAACAAAATTATCCATATTCCGCAGTGTTTGAACTCAAGGTTGTTGATCTCGATAAGAAAAAATCCATCTCCTACTCCAAAGACTTCCAGCCGCACCAAATTCCAATGCTTAGACAAGCCAAACATGGGTGTGTCTACAAAAAACTCTCAGACATTGATCCGTCACTAAAGCCCTGGGACTCATTCAATATCTGCTCCGTCCCAGCATTCATCGTCATCCTCTTTTATCAAAAACGAAAAAAGAAAATCATGTACTGGGTAGATGTTGACATGTGGTTACTCATGCAAGAAAATGCTGATCGTAAAAGTGCAACAGAGGAAATGGTTATTGATTATTCACAACATGAATTTATTTTATAAATACAAAACCGCACCCGAAGGTAGCGGCCTTGCTCCGACTCTGCGATGAACGTCGAGACGCCACGGTCTTGAGAATGAACCCTCACGTGATTTTACCGCCGAGACTCGTATCAACAGAATCAGAGGGGAGAGTATATCAACTCTTGACATTGGTGTCAACAACCGGTTATAATGAAATATATGAATGACGCAGCTAAACAATTAGGTCGAAAAGGTGGGGAAGCAACCAAAGAAAAGCATGGCCTTGAACATTATCGAAAAATAGGTAAGTTAAGCGCAAAAAGCCG